AAGGGGATGATGACCGTCGTTCCAATCGGCAATATCGGGCTGATTGTTGCCAATCCCGGATTGGCGTCGAAAATAGCCTGCTCCATGCCGTGCTGGCCAAAGCGATTGAAGGCAATCAGGTCGACGGTGTCGCCCTCCTGCGTAATCACGGTTTCGGTCGTCACGCGCCCTCACTCCCGAAATAGGTGAGCTCGATGCTGAAATCGATGCGCCTGGGCATGCCGTTGGAGAAGAACACCGACTGCCCTTCACGAATGCGCGTGATGACGTGTTGGCCCCACACTTTTCCGGTGCCGTCGACCAGGAGAAGCGGCGTGCCCTTGTCCGCCTCAGCCTCCATCGCCGCGATCTGGCCGAGGCCGCCCCTGAAGTGTGGGTAAATAGTTCCGTCCATCGTCACGGTTTCTTCGCCACGGCCAATGAACTGCTGCATCGGGCGTGCGTTGATGCGGTCCACGGCTTGCCAGCGCCAGGACGCCGAGCGATCGAGCATCTGATAGGCTGCTGTGTCGAGGGAAAAGCGGAAGTCGCCGAGCGACATCATGACGAGAGAGTCAGCCATCAGTCGTTCAAATACGCCGAGTTGCCGGCCGACAGACGCGCGAGCTCGGCGTGCACGGCGCGCGCCACGGCCTGCGGATCGGTCACGCCGCTGATGTAGAAATTGATTTGGCGAGGATCGCCGCGCCCACCGCCAGCAATCTTCTTGGAAGCTTCATGCGGAATGATAGTACCGGTGCGCCCCGGCGCGAATAGCTCCTGTCCCTTTTCGTTGATCTGATACCAGTGGCCGCGCGTAACCGTGCCGCCGGTGGCCTTCATCCCACCTGGGCGCATAGCAGCATCGGGGCCTTTGGGCATTTTGAAGCCGGGGATGGGCGACACAACGGGCGCGCCCGCACCGCCCAATATCGCCGGCGCATGGGCCTTCCACCAACCGCTCAAAGCGTTCGCGATTGCCGGCAGGCGCGAGAATAGCCCGAACGACAGACCGTCGGCGATCGACACGGCGATCGCCGAACCGATTTCCCCCCAGGAGTGATTGAGGAAGTACCCCCTGATCGAGCCCCATGCGCGAGCGAAGAACGACCCAATGGCATCGCGGAAATGCCAAATGAGTGCGCCCGCAGCAATCACAGCGGCAACGATCGCGACAGTCACCCAAATCGGCGCGCCGAAGATGGCGGCGGCAAGGGCCGCAATGCCCTCGAGGATTTCGGGCACAAGCGCCAACAGCCCGCGCACCAGCCACGGGCCAAGGCGCGCAAACGCTACCACGATCCACCGACCACCGCCGTAGATCAGGCGCCACAGGCCGGTGCGGAAGAACGCAACCAGCATGTTGCCGGCGACCGGCAGGAGGCGGAACAGACCCTTGCCTAGCAGGCCCAAAATGCCGGTGAGGGGAGACAGGATCCAGCGCAGGCCGATGCCGAAGACGCGCAACGTCGCGCCGATCGCACCCAATCCGACCAGCGCGGAGACGCCGCGCGCGAAATTGGGGTGCTTGTCGAATGCACCGGCCAGCCAGTTGATCGCCTTGGCGAAATTCAGGATGGCCTTCTGTACCTCGGGATTGAATAGGGACTTGCCGAGGTTCGTCTCGAGATTCTTCAGGCTCGCCGCGGTCGACGCGAGCGCCATCTTGGGATCGCTTTTCATGGCCTCGGCAAACGCCGCGTCAGGCCCCATCGCCTTATCGTATAGCTTCTGGTCGGCGTGGATACGCGCCAACTGCGCGGGGTCGAACAGGGTTGACGCCAGGCGCTTGCCCGTTTCACGGCCAAACATCTTCTGCGCCTGCAGAAGCATCTGGTCCTTGTTGTTCGTGTCGATGCCATGCGCGCGCATGGCCGGCATCATCACCTTCTCGATCCACTCGAGCGGGTTGGACATCGCGATTGCGTTGCCTTTGAGCGAGCCGGGATCCCAGCCCTTCACCGACAGGTTTTGGGGTGTGCCGTTCGGGGGCACGAGTCCGAGCCGGATCCACTCTTCGGTCAGCGCCTTGCCCCCGATGGGGACGCGGCCCATGAACTGATTGAACATGGCGGTCGCCATCGTGCCGGCGCGCTCGCCGCCGAACTCTTGGATGAGCGACGGCACGACAGATGTAAGGAAGCGCTCATTGTAGCCGCGGGCGGCGACGCCGGCTTGCTGCATGAAGCCGAGCACGCCCTCGGGGTTCACCGTGCCGCCGGATACCGAGAAGGCCTTATAGAGCAGGCCCGCCTGACGCTGATAATCGGCCGCCTTCATCTTGCCGCCGCGGATTTCGAGCGCGCGGACAAGCTGGTTGAACCCGTGGACCTCGTCGTAATCCTCGCCCATGATGTTCTTCATCATGGAGCCCATGCGGGTGTTGAACTGCAGGTTCTCGATCGCGTGCTCGATGCCGCCGAACGCCAGCGTCGTTTCCTGCAGCATGCGCAGGTTGCCGTTGATCGTCGACGTCGGCACGTCCATGATCGTGCGATTGGCTGCGCCGATCGCCGCAGCCATCTCCTTCGCCGTGCGGCCGGCGGAGCGCATCATGACGATTTGATGCTGATACTCGGCGCCTTCGCCGAGGATGCCCTTGAAGCCGGCCGACAAGCCGCCCGCCACGGCCAGCGCAGCGAGCGGCTTCATCGCGCCCATCATTTCCTTGTACGCGAGCTTCGTCTCGGCCGCCTGGATCTTGAGGCGGCGATTCATCACGCCAAAGCGCTTCTCGATGCCGGTCGCCGCCGAGTTGATCGACGGGAGCAGCTTGGCACCGATGTTGACGAAGATGTTGAGCCCGGCGGCCATGACTTTTACTTACTGGCCTCCGCTATGCGGCGCTCAAGCTCGATCGCCGCTTCACTCCACTGCTCAAATTCCAACTCGCTCATCTCTAGGATGGTATCGAGCGGCACACCGCCCCTGGTGACGCGGACGAGAGAGAGAACGGCGACCCTTAGCTCGCGTCCGTCTCCGGCGTCCGCCCCGTAAAAGCGGCGTATTGTTCCCCGAGCTTGGCGATGTCGACCTCATCGAGCTCGCCAAGCATCTCGAGCGGCTGCTCGACCAGGTCGGCCATCAGCGCGAGCGCGCGATCCTCGTCGTCGCCCTTGACCTTCTTCGCCTTGAGCTTGTCGCGCACCTTGGGGCGGCGCATGGTCAGGCTGTTGATCTTCTCGCCGTCGAAATCGACGGGGAAGGAGAGTGTGATTGTGGCGGTCAGCGCCGGGTCGAATTTGGTTTCGGTCGTCATTGGCTTCTCCTAGCTAGCCGTTGGCGGAACGATGGGACGGTTATGGTCGCCCTCAGGCGAGGCCGATGTCGGCCTTGATACCGGCAAGCTGATCAACGCCGCCGATGCGACGGACCATGTTTTCGACGTCGATCTCGTACACCTCGACCCCGCCGACGGTCAGCTTGTAATAGTTGACGCCCATCTCGTAGGTCTGGCCTGACTTGTCGCCGGCCTTCCAATCGCCGAACGAGCCCTTTTTCAGGCGACCGACGAGCTCGGCCACAACAGCGACGCGGGTGTTATCGGTGTCGCGGACATACGACGCCTTGGCCAGGATGCGGGCCGAGTTGCTGTTCATGTTGCCGACCAGGCCGAGGATCAGCGGATCGGGATCGCTGATTTCGAATTTGGCCGTCAGTTTTTCGAGGCCCATGTCGATCTCGGTTTCCGTGTCCATGCCGCCGGCGCGATGGTCATCGGTCTTGATCGAGATTTCGGGCAGCGTCATCGAGTCGGCGCGGCCAGCGTTGCCGCGGCCTTGCACGATGAGGTTCCAATTCTTGAGGATGCGAGGCGCGAGGGCCATTATTCAAAACTCCCGTCAGGCCGCCGCGAACAGGCTGGCAATGTAATCGTCGGTGATGATCGAGCGGAACGTGATGTGTTCCGCCGGGCTCGGCGCGGTGAAGTCGTAGCTGAACGTGATCTTGCCCGCCGCAATGTCAGCCGTCGTGTTGAAGTCGGGGTCGAACCAGCACGTGCCGCCGAGGATCGCGCCGCGTGCCTTGAGACTGCGCAAGTAGCCGTTCACCGAAGACACGACGTCGTCGATATAATTGCGGTCGATGCTCTGATCGCACGCCCAGCGGTGCGCCTGCTGAATCGACAGGTCGATCATGTCGGCCGTGCGGCTCACGCACAGGAAAGCCCACTTGGCGTCGTCGGAGGCGGTGCGGTTGCCCCACACGCGCCAGCCATCGTCACGAATGAAGGTGGTGACCTGGTTGCCGTTGAGCAGATTGGCGCGCGTGTTCGGGTCGCCGAGCGCATAGTCGACAGGGCGATCGAGCCCGCCAACGCCATTGATGAGTTCGTTCGATGGCGACTTCCAGAAGCCAATGTCGGCATCGGTGCGCGCAATCACGCCGGCAACGCGCGCCGTCGGATCTTCGGACACATAGGCGCTGGTCGTGGTGTCGAACACCTTGACGAACGGATCGACGATGTAGACGCGGCGGCTTCCGAAGTCCGCACGATAGTCCAGCGCATCGGCGTCGGTCGTGTTCGGGCCGGCTACGACGCAGTGGGCGCGGATTTGGGTCGCGACGGAGTCGAGGGCGCTGACCACCGGGTTCGCATAATTGTCGATCGTGGCGGTCGCCGTTGCGCCGGTCCCGGCGCCGCCGGTGAGGGCGATCGTCGGCGCCGCGGTCAGATTTGAGCCGGGCGTGTCGATGACGATTGAGGTGACCTTGCCGGCGCTTGCGCCGGTTCCGAGCACCGCATGGGCGGTCGGAAGAACCTTAGCGGGGTCCGTACCGCCGCCCGAGAAGGCAACGGCAGGGGCGGACGTGTAGGCACTGCCCTGCGCGGTGATGGTCGTGCCGGTTACACCCACCGGGCGCACCGAAGTGAAGGTCGGTGCGATCAGGATCATCGGCGTCACGCCGCAAATCGTCTGAGCATCGCGGAACGCATAGATGCCAGTGCGGACGCCGGTCGCCGGGTCGATCCCGCCGATGATGTTCGACATGGTTTCGGCAGCGTTGGCACCCTCTTCGACCCGGATGACCACGACGAATGGCGAGGTTTGATCAAAAATGCCGAGCAGGGCATCGGGCAGAGTGCCCGTTGCACCGATGCCGGCATAGCCGCCGCGGGTGTTGACGAGTACGGGCGTATCGAGCGGGAACGTGGCGTCGGTAGCGTCGGGCGCGGTGCCGATCAGGCCGATGATTGCCGAGCGCACCGTCTGAACCGGGCGCGGCCCGGTGCCGACAGTAACGACTTCGACGCCATGCAGGAACGATTCGGTCAAAGCAGCCTCCAAAATCCTGCGGCGACTTTGCCGCTAGGGGTTATCGCGTGCGGGGTGGGTTGGGTGGCGGGTTGGGGTGTTGTCTTGCGACGTAGCCCGGAATAAAGAGGGGTATGCTCCGGTTCGCCCAAATCCTGTTGACCTTATTTCGCGATGCCTGGGGCAGGGACGGTCATTGCCACCTCTGCGACTGCGAAATTGACAGCGCGCAAGTTGGTGAGTGCCAAAATTGCGCGATAAGAACGGCGATATGATTCTGCCGGCAGGCTTGGCGGCGTGGCTGCGCGCATGAAAGTCGGCGCTGACTTAACCGGATGGATGGATGAGTTGGTTGTGCGCCAGCCTCACCATCCATCGGTGCACGCCGCAATCGCGTCGATAGCGATCATTGTTCTATTCGTCCTTCTGGCGCAGCTTTTGCCCCGGCAGGCCGATGCCGCCGGCGAGGACGATCCACTCTGGCCGCTATAGCCTCATAGCGCCGGCTCCGGTACCGCGTTAAACAATTCCCGCTGCCCATCGAATTGCTGGAAGCATAGTGTCACGAGGTGTCGATCCTCTTCCGGAATCGATGCCCAAAGAACGTGGGCTCGCTGCACGTCTGCGGCGGTAGCCGCCTGACCCATCTCTCCGAAGCCGTCCAGCGCGGCGGCGGAATCGAGATAGGCCTGTTGCAGCAATGTCGGCGATTTTGTCATTGTCGTTCTCCTGTTAAGCTGCAGCCCAAAGGCGCTTGAGAAGCGTGCCGATCTGGTTGGCCTTGAGCCGCTTGTGACCTGATTTGGCGAGGTGGATCGTGTCGCTGCCATAGAGGCCGCTCGGGAATATCACGGTGTATCCGGACGTGACCCCCTGCACAGTTTTCCACCCATAGAGATCATAATAGGGCACGCCGTATTTCCCGTAGACGGCGCGCGCTTGGTTCACGACCTTATCTTGGACCGCGAGCGTGTAGACCGCCGGCGATGTCGGCGGATCGGTAAGCCCGATCGGGTCGGCCGTAGCGCGGACTGCCTGAATGATCGCGTAGCTTTTCGGATCATAGATCGACAGGAAATCTGTGCCGGAACCGACCATGTCGTTTGTCTGGTCGATGCCACCGATCACTGCGGCAAAGCCGAGCGCGCGGATGAGCATTAGATAGCTGCTCTCCGGCGCGCTATCTTGGGCCAGGTTCGTCACGTTGAACCCATTACGGCCGCCGTTGAAGAACACCCGCTGCGCGATCGCCGGGTTCCGCGCATAACGGTAGGCGATCTTGACCTGGCTTCCGGTGGCCTTGGTCGACCACGCCTTCATGCCGAGCGTCGCATCGAACGTGCGGCATCGGATGATGACCGTCATCGTGGCGCTCGCGACCGTCTGCTTGCCGATGTGGACGCGATAGACGCCCGCGCCGCCGGTCGTGCCGGAAACCTGCGCAAGGATGCGTGTACCGGCGATGGCGGTGCCGCCGCTAATGATGTCGCCTGCCGCCAGCGCGAGTCCGGTGACCGCTCCGGTCACCGTCATGAGGTCGTCCGCAATTGATGCCGTGAAAGTCGATACAGTGCTCGCGATGCTGGTCGCGCCGTTTTCGTTGCAGGCGATCGGCGTCGTGCCGCCATCAATGGAAACCTCGGCCGAGCCGTAGGCCGCGTTGGTGTAGATCGCGAGATGGAACCGAGAGGTCTGCCGCGTCGGGGGCGTGAAGGTGAGGACCGTTCCGACCGGCACGGCGATATACTCGCCGCCGAACGTCACGCCCCCGAGAGTGGGGGCGGTGCCTGTGTAGGTGTCCCGCGCATCATACGAATTGCCGCCGCCGCTGTACGGCGTGCTATTCATGCTCACGATCGAGTCGTCGGTGACCGCGTAGCCCTGGCTCTCAAGGTCCGCGACCATCTGCGTCATCCACGCGACCTGGC